GCAATTATCCTCAATACGGATAAGAAGCTGGTTCAAACCTGCAAATAGGGAAGAATCGCGAATCGCAGGAGAGAATACGCGATAGTTGTCATCCGTGCCCAAATCCACGCCTCTGAATAGACGGTCATTCAAGCGCGGCATCTCCATCACGCCGTCCCTGCCCTTTTGGGGGCGAAGCACGGTAGGATCAACGTCAATTGCCAATTCGCTTCCTTCATATTCCCAAAGAATGCGGGAATACTGAATATCTGCTTCTTTAATCAGCTTCGACGCCTTGTGGAATACGGAAACACCGAGGGGGGCGTCAATATCCACGTTGTTTGCGGTTGCTGTCTTGAACCAGCCGAACATCTGTCCGTCTGTGTCTTTGAGTAAAGACTCCGGCTCCACCTCAGCCCATTGCGGAACGTCCGTCAGCGGTATTTCAACGCCTATAGATTCACGATTCTGCGATTTGAAAGCCCGTTGCGTAATTCTAACCCCTTTTGGTGTCATAGTGTGGCGCTCCAACCGATTATAAGTCAGCTTGCCGTCCTGGAAACTGTCACGGAAAATAACGTCTTTCAGGTTGCCGTCATCGTCGAACGCAATCGGGTACAAGCTCCATGCGGTTGAGCAATCAAAATAAATATGCCCATCCTTAGGATAGGGTTTGATGGTCATACCGCCTGCTGCGCATCCCTGCTCCAGCTTTGTGCGCAGAACGCGCATCAGCTTTTCAAATTCCTGTTTCAGATATTCGGCGCGAGGGCTTTCAATCTCATCTCCATCAGCACCTGTCTTGCCGCTGATGCTCCACTTGACCTCCAGCAGAATTTGACGCGCGATTTCAGAACACACCAATGCGGGAAGATTCAAACTCTTTGTTTTTCCATCATGCAGCCACGGCGCGTCATCGGTGTACATCTTATACCAGAGGTCGAGCGCATTGACCATATCATCAGATAACGGCGTGTCGATATGTTCAACTGCCGCCACGTCTCTAAACGGGAACATCCTGTGCCACACCTGCCTTATAAACTGCAATAGTCGGGAAAACGTAAAAACCACCTCCGGGAGGTGGAACATTCTCGCGCACGCGCGCGTATGTACATACGCATTTAGGCGATTAGGCGTTTTTCAATCCGCCTAATCGCCCATTTTCACACAACTTTTTTGAGAATGTTCCTATGTTACCAAAGGGAAGAAACACCTTATATTTCAAGGCTTAAGGACAGAACATTCGTTGTGAACAATCCCGGAACATTTTGAGAATGTTACCAAAGCCCCGGAACATTCTCAGGTGAAAATGTTACCAGAATCGGAGAATGTTCCAGGAGAATGTTACCAACGAAAAAGGACGCTGAACTTGTCAGCGCCCTTTGCATAGGGTTGTTATTCATCCTGCAAGTGGCAGGAAGGACTTACTTCTTGACAGCCTTGTTTACCTTGAGGAAATCGAAACCAGACAGGATAGCGACAAGGCCAGTAGCAGCAAAGGACAGGCCAATGTCACCAAAGCCAATGGTGGACGCAACCAGGCAAAGCACGCCAATGACAACCAGCAGAATACCGATGATTTTCATGGCAATCTCCTCCTTACTGCGCATTAAAATGTATCGTTACGGGTTCACCCTCGGAGAAGGTCTTGTAGCTGTCCTCATCCAACAGTCTAAAGGTCATTGTGAGGTCTTGCAGATCAGCAGCAGTTTTAACCTCAGCGTCCGCTACGTCCAGCGTTAAAACGTCCTTCGCTTTCTTGTTTGCGGATACACCAGAGGGCAAAGAAGCTGAAACGTCCCAACCATTTACAGAGGGATTTTCAATGCGGATACCAACATTGCGGTTGGTATTGTTGATAGCAATGACGTTGATTTCAAGGTAAATAGAATCATTGATACTGCTTTCCCTGATTTTCCAATCACCCGTCATGTAAATTGTCACGCCGTCCTGCTCGAACAAAACAGTATTCTCGGCGGCAATCAATTCACGCTTGGCAAGCTCGTTGCGGGCGGCATCCACGATAGCGTGAAGCTGATCGTCGGTCATGGAAGCGTAGTCAAGCCCCTCGGCCAGACAGCTTCCGCAAAGCAGCAGCGCGGCAAACAGAATCGCAAGGAATTTTCTCATTGCGTTCTTCCTCCTTTTGTGGCACCAGATTTGTTACATTGTACCATCGCATTGCCAAAAGGTCAAGTTTTTGTTCTGTTTACTGGCCTTTGCGCTTCCATACTCGGTTGAGTGCGTACCGTACCGCGTCAATAGAGTGGTTATTTGCGTCAGGATAGCCGCTGATGACTTCTCCATCAGGGGTCTTGTCATATTCGTAGTGGGTAAACTCACGCGCTGTTTCGGGGCATCTGGCGGGGTCTATGACGATTGCTTTCAGGGATTGCAGCCATTTCATACTGTACCGAACGCTATCTGGGCCTTTTTCCGTGCCACGGCACAAGCACCCATAGTCGCGCAAGTCAGATATGCTTTTAGGCTCCGCGCTGTCAGCGGTCAACAGGTCATTTCCTGTCATGCCCTTGTCACGCTGGAGCATTTGCCAAAGGTCGGCATTGCTTGTCTTGTTTACTCTCAGCTCATCGAAGATGTAAAGAGTCAGTTGCGCGGGATTGTAACTGCATTTTGTCCAATGAGCGGGGTCAGGATACCAGCCAAAGTCAAGTCCAAAATAGATATTACTGAACGCGCCGATTTCCTGCTCGGTGATTTCACGAATCACAAGGTTGTCGAAAACCTCGCCACCCGTGCCGGTGACTTCGCCCAGGTATTCATGCCGATACGCTTTCGGGTGCATAACGGCGAGCTCTAAGGCATCATTGAAGAACTGCTGTCCTAACCACTCAGGCGGCACGCTGCGATAGTCCGACGAATGAACGAGGGTATCACGGCTCGGTCTCAGCACTTCTTCGTTCATGAAGTTGGACTGCGTTTCGGGCGGGTTGAAGGACATGAAATTCCAATACAGATCGCCGCCGCGACGTGCAGACTGCAACACTGAACGGATTTCTTTCATGCCGGAAAACTGATCCGCTTCCTCAAACCACGTGATACCAAAGTACCCGCGCGGTGCTTTGATAGACTTGATTTTCATCGGGTCATCCAACCCGCGGAACAGGATAACTTGCCCGGTTTTCTTCCGCTTAATCTGCATAGGCGATACTCGGAATTGAAATTCGTCGTTCAGGCCCAGCTTGTCAATAGCAAACTGCATCTGTCCGAAAACGGAATCGCGCAGGGTTTTAGCTGTTTTGCGGACAATCAGCGCGTTCACATCGGGATGCTCAAGCATGATAAGTGGAATCACAAAGCCGATGAAGGATGATTTCAGTGAACCGCGCCCGCCCTTGAGAATGTATTGCGAATGCTCGTGTTCGAGTACGTCAGTCAACAGTGGGTCGTAATTGGGCGCGATCAAATCCTCAATGAAGATGTCAGCCGCCATCTGGTGGTACCTCTGTTTCAGCCTCATCCTTCGCGGCCATAACGGCACCGATTGCTTTCATGGCCTCCACTGTCGCAAGCCTTGCCGCCGCCCGTGTAGCTTCGTCCTCCTCGCTCACCTCTGCTGACGGCTTCTCTCCCCGGATGAGGTGTACCCGTACCCCTCCAGCGGCTTCCACTGCGTCAGCATCAGCCGTAACCGTCACACCGGAAGGGGTTTCGTCCCCGTCCGGGTCAACGCCGAGCATCTTGCATATCCAGTTGCGAGATTCCTTGTCACCGTTTATGGCGCAAAGAAATTGGGAATAGACCACACGCGAAATCAGCGGGGCGCCGTCCTCGTCAAGCTGCTCAACACTTATCAGCTTTTCAACATTAGCGGATTTCTTAGTGCCGTTCATGTTTAGATTCGCAATCGCTTGAACAGCCGCGCGAATGTCAGCGTTTCTCCTTCTTGCCTTGTCCGAGGCCTTCTTACCCTTCTGGCGAATTGCGAGCTCTTCTTCCGGGGTCAGCACACCAGAGCCGAGGGGTTTTAGGTTTCGGTTCTGTGGACGCTCCTTGCCACCTTCCACACACCTCACCTCCAAACGTGCTAAAATACAAACAGGACAGGGCACAATGCCCTGTCCTGTTACAGTCTTGCGTGTGGGATTTACTTATTCTTCTTAGAAGCGGGAGCCTTTTTCGCTCCTGTCTTGCGCTTTGCGGGGGCGTTCTTGTCGTTCTGCGCGGCCAGAGCCTCAGCAAACGCTTTCGCCCCACCTTTGGGAATACGCAACTCCTTGTATGTATTAGCATCAGCCATAATAGCGCCTCCTTTACATCGGTTATATTATACCTCATTTCCTGTTATGAGTCAATCCAACTACTTACGATAAACAAGCGCCGAACGGTCAATGACGTTATAATAGGTGCTGGAATTATTCGTACCATCGTAGATGACGTTATAACCCATAGCGAGTGCCCAAATGCTCATGTTGTTACCCTTGAACTTCGAGCCGCTACTAACATAGCCGCCAACAGCCTTGGCAAATTTAGGGTGCGTCTGCGCAAAGGCTCTCGCCTTTTGCGCGAGCTGCGTGTCAGAAATGACACGCGCTTTAGACGGGTCAAGAACCGCATTAACAGTCAAGCCGCCATAACCAGTATTGGCACCGCCCGTCTGTGCGAAATAGGTTCCAGCTCCGTAAGCCTGTCCACCATGCTTGCCGCCTATGTAGTTGAACTTGCTGTACATCATCATATCAGCAACGTTCTGCGCAGTATAGGTAAAGTTAACGCCCATAGCTTGGAACTGAATTGGGTCCACACTACGGGCGAGAATCTGCCTTTGCTGTATGTTATTGTCCGCCATGAATTGCTGGAAGCTGGTGGCATCGAGGACTTGCGGCAAGCTATTCATGCCAGCCTGATACACGAATTTCTGTGTGGGGTCATCCGCGTCAGCGAGATGGTTTGGCATGATTGCGCTTTTTGAAGCGTTCACCAGGTCGGCCAGGTCGTCATCCGTCATTTGAGTTAGGGATGTGACGCCGCCCGGCTGTAACGGCGTGTTCTGGCCATTCGGGGTTTGGTTCGCATTCGCCGGGTTCATCGTGTTTACCGGGGGCTGCGACTGTGGCCCTTGCTGTGTAGCCGGTGCCTGCACTGGCGTTGTGGATGCCTGCCTGGTCACTCCGCTACTACGGGTCTTGTTCGAGGCCATCGGGTGTCACCTCTTTTTCGTGGCGGGCTTCTTCTTTGTGGCGGATTTCTTTGCTCTTTGCTCCGCTTCAATTTCCCGGTTCAGCTCCGCGATTTCCGCTTTCTGCTTCGCGGTCATAGGGCCAGGGGTGATACCATATCCCTTCGACGTCCAGCGGTCCGTGCCGTCAATTCTGTCCTTCTTTTTCGTAGCCATGAGAATACCTCCTTATCCGATTTCAACCACAAGCGTGATTTGCTTGCGGTTTGTTGTTCCAGTAGAATAACCCTCAGCACGGGCATTATACACCGGTGACACGCTAACGCCCACGATTCGCTGTGCCTGTGACGGTGCCATAATGATTTCACCCAATCGACCACCCGGGCCATCACCGGGCATAAATGCTTGTGTGCCAGCCTTTGCCCTGTACTCAATCCTAACCTCACGGGTGGAAAAGGTGGACGGATCGATAGCGTTCTTGAAATTGTTGTAGGATGTGGACAAGAATCTGTTTTCGGTGAAAGTCTTGCCCACCAGTGCCTTTTTAAGCTGTGCTTCCGACAAGCTGGTAGTTGAACCGCGCACACCAAAATTGCCCAATAGACGGTCAACAAAGCTACCATGGTCATAGCGCTGGAGGTTAAGGTTATAGCCCAGATTGTGCATTGCGTCCATCAGACCATCCCGGGTTGCCATATGCGTCGGGGACATTGGCAAACCGTTCATCATCTCCCAATTCATGTTTTGGGACGGGGAATGCACACCGTCACCGCCATACTGCGTGGGTTCGGGATTTGAAACGAGGTAGTTTTGGCGAGCAACCTCAGAATCAATGCCAAACTGCTGCCGCTGGAAGTAGCCGCGCCCATTGAACAGGTCGTGAAAATCTGCTGCGTCCGTGTCCGCAAACTGCGCATTGTTCTGATTCTGCGCTTGCTGCGCGGTCGGCACAACCTGGTTTGGGGAAGCAGGCTGAATGGGGATTTGGGGCTGTTGCGGTTGAGAAGAACCGCCTCCAGCCACCGTCTGCCTTTGCGCACTGGTTTGGCGCGGGGTTGTTACACCGCTCCCCCTTGACTTATTCGACGCCATTTCCTTTTACCCTCCCTTTGATTTTGGTGGAAAACGTATCAATCTGCCCGATGATGTTTCCCTGCATACCATCAAAGATGCGGCCATGCACGATAATGCCGGAAGGGTGAAGCCTGTTTAGCATCTCATTGTACCCGGTCATAAAGGACGTGCTACGTTCATCGGACATTGCACTTCCGTCCGTGGATACAGATACAATGCTATCCGTTGGGAAACCATCAAAGCAATAATCGAATGTGTCAGGAGCGCCCCACATGATTGTGGGAATCACAGTCAAGCCGTAACATTGCCAATAGCAGGCAAGCCACATATTGCGGTACACGTTCCAGATTTTCACAGCTTTGGGAAAGTCGCTATATACCGAAAAATCGGGTGACATAACCGCGGAAAAACTCGATAGGAGGGGGATGTATCGCTCGGGGTCGGCCCACAAGCGCTGAAATTGATAGTCATCCAGATAGAAGTGTAATCCCGTGTCTGCGCGTTCGTCTTGATCTGCACTGCGGGCAAAATTGAAACCTATCCAGTTGCTGACGTTGCATTCGTAGACGGGAAGCATTTTGGGAATGTCATATTTGCCAGCCCGGTTGATGAACGTGGCAAGCTGGAGATTTTCCCAATTTCTTGTGCGCTTATAAAGCTCACTGCTTGTCGCCATACTCAACGAATCCTCCTTCCTGCTTTACTGAATAATAAAGGCCCCCATGCCCTGCTCAAAACATGGGAGCCTGCAAACACCGCATAAGGGTGCCCCACATGGGAGGGGCGGCAGGAGGCCAACCGCCCACGCGTAGAAAGAACAAAAGACGCGTTGCGGGGCCGATGTTCGCACATATATTAAAACACATCTTTTTCTTTTTGTCGCGGGACAAAGCGTGACGAATTGTCACGCGTCTTTGTGCTGCTTCAAATAGCGATAACACAGCTTTCTCGCGGTTTCTCCCTTGTACTCCTTGCCGATGGAAAACGCGACCTGGTCCCACGGCAGTCCATTGACAAAACGCAGGGTAAAAATCTGCCGGAGCAGGGAATCATCCACGGTATTGATATATTCCTCCAACCTTTTTCGCTCAAGCAAGCACAGCGTTTGCCGGGTAGATATAATCACGCGCATATCCAGGACGGCTTCATGCTTGCGTTGGATGTTGCTTTCAAGCTGCATCACGCGCAAAACTGCACTTTCGGTGGGATTCCCCACACCTTGTACTTTGGGCATATCAGATAAGACAGGGGAGGAAACATTCCCCATTGTCTGACGGAGCTCTTGCAACAGTCGTTCATCTTCATCACGTTCAGCTTCCAGGCGTTCAAGCTGCCGCATATTCAGCTCCACCTCACGATTAAGGCGGTACAGCTTCGATAGTTCCTTTACGGTCATGGAGTAGCACTTCCTTTCTTCGCTCTATCCAAACGCACCTTGAGCGCGTTCAGGAGGCTTTCCTGCGTCTTTTCCTTACCAGACAACGCTCGCATTACATCCTCATCCACACCGCCCTGTACAATCAAATGGTGGACAATGACGGGGTATTCCTGCCCTTGTCGGTGGAGGCGCTTATTTGCTTGCTGATACAGCTCCAGGCTCCACGTCAGGCCAAACCAGATAACATGATGCCCGCCACGCTGGAGGTTAAGCCCGTATGCGCATGACGCGGGGTGGGCAAGAAGAATATCAATCTTCCCATCGTTCCAATCAGCCTCATCCGCTGCGCTCTCGTACACCCGCACGTGTAGCTTCTCGCCCTCCAGCGCTTCAAGCAGCCGCTCCCGGTCATGCTGAAAGTTGTAGAACACAAGCGCGTGCTGTCCGTTGAGCTGCTCCACGGTTTCTTTGAACGCCTCAATCTTGCAGTCATGAAGCACCGTCGCTTTGCCGTTCTCATCGTACACAGCACCGTCGCAAAGCTGGAGCAGCTTATTGGTCAGCACGCCAGCAGACCCCGCCGTGATCCATGTTTCGGGGTCAACCTCAAGCAGCATATCGCGTTCCAAACGCTCATAAGTCGCTTTGGCTTTCTTGTCCAGCACCACGGGGATTTCTTCGCTGATGCAGTCCGGGAGGGTCAGATAATCAGAGGCTTTCATGCTGATGCAAATATCACTGATAAGCCGGTAAATCTGTTCTGGCGCCCCATCTTTGGGCTTATAGGACCACACGGACGTGGCGTTGCGCTTGTCAGGTGTAAAGAAGATGTCCCGATAGGTTGAAATGGTACGCCCCAACCGTGCGCCGCCGTCCAGCAAATACACCTGGGCCCAGAGGTCAGTCAGCCCGTGAGGCGTGGGTGTGCCGGTCAGCTCAATCAACCGCTGTATGCGCGGGCGCATCGTCTTGAGCGCCTTGAAGCGGATAGCCCTATGATTCTTAAAGCTGGAGGATTCATCCAGCACCACGCAATCAAACGGCCACACCCTGTTCTTGTGCTTTGGGTCAGTGTAATAGTCCACCAGCCACTTGACGTTATCGCGGTTGATGACGTACACATCAGCAGGACACTCTAACGCCGCCACACGCTGTGCCGCTGAACCGAGCACAACGGACACGCGGAGGTCTGCCAGGTGATCCCACTTTGCCCCTTCTTTGCTCCACGTCGCTTCCGCTACTTTCTTTGGCGCAATCACCAGAGCCTTTCGCAGTGCAAAACGATGGTATTTCAGCTTGTAAACAGCGGTCAGCGTGATAACAGTTTTTCCCAATCCCATATCAAGGAACAGTCCGATATAGGGCAATTCGACGATTTTATCCTCGCAATACTGCTGATAACCATGCGGAATGTACCTCACTCACCATAAGCCTCCTTTCGGCAAATCACCTTTTGACGCCATGTACCCCTTGCCCCGTGCGCAATAATCATGCCAGCAGAAGTCAATAACCTCCTGCACTTTTTCCTCTGTGTCCACCGACGAAAACACTGTAAAACCTAACAGGCGAAAGTGAACCTGCACAAAGGCTTGACGCTGCCGCTCCTTTTCCCGTGGGCGCTTGAGTTCAGCAAATACCGCCGTACCGCCAGGAAGCAGAATAATCCTGTCAGGCACACCAGAATAACCTGGGCTTACAAACTTCAAGCACTTTGCTTGAGGAATAGCATTTTGAATACCATTTCTCAGCTTTCTTTCGATGTCCTTTTCAGTCATGTATGATAGCCTCCGTTCAAATTAAGTATTGGGTAGCTGGAACATTCTCGCGCACGCGCGCGTATATACCTGCGTATTTAGGCGATTAGGCGTTTTTTATTCTGCCTAATTGCCCATTTTCACAAAACTCTTTAGAGAATGTTCCTATGTTA